TGAGAAGCTGAAAGCAATGAAAACAAGCAGATTTTTGCTTTGTGAAAATCCAATGATTGAAAATAAAAGCCTTTACATTCTCAGCACCAGGGCAGGAGAAATGCTGATTGAAGTAATTGAGCTGCCTAACAAAAACTTTGAACTTAAGCTTTTTAAAGTATATGAAGCAACCGATAAACAGGTTGACAATACGCTGAAGGATGCTAAAAAGTGGCTGATTGCGGTGAGAAGTAAATCATAGCCCTAAACAATGCAATATCCATCAAACGCCATCGCCTCTCAAAATCAACCCTTTAATTTTTTGTCCTTTCGGTTTTTTTGGTTCTTTTATATTTTCGTCTCACTGATTACAAGTAAATCTATTTATTAACCAAAAACCCATTATGAAACGTTTCATTTCCCTGGCCCTGCTTTTGATAGGCTTTGCCGGGTTTGCTTCGGCCGAAACGGATGTAAGGCAGGTAACTACGCCTGAGACTACCTGCCTGAACACTTGCCTGATCACTAACAGTATCAGTGATGCTGTTTTAGAGATTGGCACGGTGTTTATCGTTAACATCCCCGAATGCGCAACCGTTCCTGTGGTGGCTTTTGATGTTGCTGACAAATGCTCCGGCTTTGCCTGGCAGATCATCAAGCCCCCCGAGTTGTGCTTCGTTACTTCTCAGGCAACTCTAAAAAATTACTCAAACATGATGAAATCACGCGCCTGGCTTCTGCACGCAAAGAACCTGGATCGTAAACAAGACTTTTTGCTTCCTACTGTTCGCTCCTTGCCAGTTCCTTTTGATTAGTGCCTCCTATTGCGTTTGTCTAAGAAATACCCCTGATTATCAGGGGTATTTTTTTTGTCCTTTCTATTTTGATGCCCCGCGCTGATATTCGCACCATGATTCACAACTCACGATTAAACATGCTTATGGAGCGAACTGATGCGCAAAAAAGGCGGGTTCCTTTTTCGATGAAGTTTGTGAAGCTCAGCACCGGTGAGATAGTTACTGTGAATGAGGCTGTTTGTACTTCGAGCTACAGCGGTAACAGAACTTTTAACATCATGTTTTTGCCATCGATGCAGGTGCGCAAGATTTACAAAATACTGATCATCGAATTTAACGGAAACGAAGTTTATTACTGATGAAAAAGGATGTTATATTTTTAGGAGATGGGGCTTCAGCCTTTCTACCAGGAAGCAAAGCAGTTGTTTACGAAGCAAAGAACAGCAAAAACTTTCTGCGCGATCCGGATAGAACACCTTCGGCGTTCCCGTATAAAAACAAAACGTACCGTGGAGAAGTTTACTGGGGCGAATCAAACGACCTGCCACTTACTACGATCGACAAAATTTACAAAAACCCTGTTGTTGCTGCCGGAACTTTCTTCAACGTGCTGTCGCTTTACGGAAGTGGCATTGTGTATGGTAAAATGGTTGAAGTCAATGGCAAACAAGAGTTTGTCCAAATGTTTGACAATGAGGAAATCAACACTTTTTTTGAAGAGAATGACATAAACGGTTATCTGCTTGAGCAGGCAACCGATATGGTTACGCTGTTTAATCCTTTCCCTGAGATTATCTTTAACAGGGAATCGAAGCGCAAAATCGTTAATATTTTCAGCAAAGAGGCTGCTTTCAGTCGCTGGGAAGAAATGAATCCGGAAACTGCCGTGATAGAGCATCACTTTTACAGCGCGAAGTGGGCAAAAAGCATGAACCGCGAAAAAGATATGGTGGTTACTCCGGTGCTCGATAGCCGCTGGCCATTGCGCGATCTGAAAATACGCATGGGCTTGATTCCTGATCCTTCAACCGGAAATAAAAAAGATCTTGAGGAATTCAGATATATTATTCCGCTCAACTTCCCGACCCCGGGAAGGTCATATTACCAGAAGCCTTATTATTTTTCAATCTTCGAAAGTGGCTGGTACGATTACGCCTGTAAAATTCCTGAATTTAAAAATGCTTTGCTTGATAACCAGATGATCATTAAGTATCATGTGGAGCTGAGCGATGAGTACTTCCCGAAGATTTTTGCAGAAGAAGGCATTACCGAAGACGAAGCGAAAAAATCTCGCGTAAAGACCGAATATACAAACCTGAATAAGTTCCTGAGCAACCAGAAAAACAGCGGTAAATCGGTGATATCGTTTGTAACGTTTACACCTGATGGCAAAGAAAAACGCCGCATGAAAATCAATGTGCTCGAAAATCTTTTCAAAGGTGGTGAGTATATCGACGATTCGGAAGAAGCCAGCAATATTATGAGTTATGGTATGGGAGTGCATCCCAGCCTGATCGGCTCAGCCCCGGGCAAAGCCAAAACCATAAACGGCACTGAAGCCAGGGAACTGTGGATTATAAAACAAGCCCTGATGACTCCGCTGCGCGATCGCCTGCTGATGCCAATGAATATAATCAAAGCCATCAACGAATGGCCGAAGGAGATTATATTCAAAATTCCAAACATTGAATTGACAACCCTCGACAAAGGAACCGGAAGCCAAAAGGTGATATCATGAAAAAACTGATTAAAACTCTTGAAGAGTTACAAAAATACCTGAAGGTAGATTCTACTTTTAAAATTGAGAATCTGTTTCCGTATCAGGACAGCGCAATTGAAAAGTATCTGATTGATGTGCTGGGTGATGATCTTACCGATTCGCTGGTATTGTGGTACAACGATTCTGAACCTGAAGAAGATACCGATTTAACTACACTTCTGCCTTTTGTGCAAAGGGTGGTTGCCAAATTTGCCTTTTACCAGGGAGCACCAAACTTCGACCTCAGACTGACTGAGTCAGGCTTTGGTGTTGTAAGCAATCAAACGCTTGCACCTGCAAGCAAGGAGCGGGTAAACCGATTTGTTGAAAGCCTTGAATCGGAAGGATGGGATGCCGTGGAAATGTTGCTCAGGTTCCTGGAGTTGAACGCTGAGCAATACCCCTTATGGACCGAAAGCGAAGCATACACCATGCAGCTGCGCAACTTTATCAATTCTGCCGAGGAATTTGATAAATATGTGAACATCGGCAAAAGCCGCCTGAAGTTCAGGAAAATGCGCAATACCATGGACAATGTTGAATTGCTGCAGGTGATCCCTGTAATAAGTCAGCCACTTGCCACAACCATAAAGAATGAATTGCTGAGTGGCAGCCCATCAACAGCCATAACCAATCTTTTGCCTATGCTTTGCAGGGCAGTGGCCAACTTAACAGCTGCCCACGATATTGATCAAAAATACAAACTAACAGGGGAGCACTACCTGAGCGAAGTGCGCAAAATCATTGATGCCAGCCCCGACAGTTACCCTGATTACCGTGACTCTATTTATGTTGCTGATCGTAATTATCAGCGATTTGAAAACAGCGAGGATAATTCTTTTTTTGTTGCCGGCCAATGAAACTGCTTCACTCAAATACTTACTCAACCCCCGACAAAAATGCGAGACTTAATTTTAACCACTGTCCCCACCGTTGTTTTAGCGGTGATTACTTTTCTGCTTACACGCCGTAAATATAAGGCCGAAGTAAAACAGCAAAACGCTCAGGCCGAAACAAGCGAGATCGATAATACCGAAAAAGCGATAAAGATCTGGCGCGAAATGACCGAAACTTTAAGGACTGAATTTTCTTACCAGATTGACAGCCTAAAAAAAGAAAATCAAACAATTAAATCAACGCTTCAAACCGTGGAAAATCAACATCAGGACGTTGTAAAGGAAAATAAAAACCTCAGAGAGCAAATGCAGTCTCTTGAAAAAGAACTGAAATTATCAAAGAGTCAGATAAAATGCCTCAGCGACCAAAACAAAACTTTATTAGAAGAGCTTAAAAGGTTTAACAAAAACTATGAGGAGCCAAAATAATGAGAAAAGCAGCAATTTCAGCCGGGCATTCAAACACGCCAGGCAAAGATATGGGAGCGACTGGCAACGGTCTGACTGAAGGTATTGAAACCGTTAAAATCAGGAATAAAGTTAAAGCCAGGCTTGAGCGCATGGGCGTTAAAGTTTCGGTTGATCCGGATGATTCAGTTACCGGAGCGACCGTGCGATTATTCAAGCAGTATTTTAAAGGAAAGGATGTTGTTATTGACATTCACCTGAATGCAGCCACATCATCCATGGCAACCGGAACTGAAGTTATTATTCCCGATGTTTTTACTGACTTTGAGAAAGAACTTGCAAAAGAGCTTTCTTTGGCTATTTCCGGAGCCTTGAATATTGCAAACAGAGGAGTAAAGACTGAAGCTCAGACTTTCCGCAAAAAACTGTTATGGATGACCATCCCTGCCGAAAACATTTTGATTGAATGTTTTTTTGTGTCGAATACAACCGATGTGAAAGCTTATCTCATGTATGGCGACAAAATGTGCGATAAAATTGCAGAGGTCATTTACAAATATTTGCAAAAATGAAAACCGAACGGTACCTGCATTTCATAATTATTGCAATGCTGATTGCAATAGTATTCTTCCAGCGCGAATGCTCCCGCACTCCTGAGTGCCCGGAAGCAACACACAGCCGCACCGTTGTGTGGAATTATGACACTAATAGGTATATCACCTCCGTTCCGTTTGCTTACCCGGTTGAAGTCCTTACACCGATTGAAATACCGGTTATTGTTGACTCTTTTGCCATTTTTGAGGCTTACTTCAAGCGTTATGTTTATCACCGGGTGCTCAAAGATGATGCCCTTGCGTATATCCGATTGATCGACACCGTTTCGCAAAACCGGTTTATCGGCTCTACGCTTGAATACATCAACCGTAAGCCTACACAAATTATCACCAACACAACCACGCTAAGCAATCCGGTTAATAAACTCTTTGTGGGTCCGGCCATCGGGGGGAGCCTGAACGGATCTCTCTCTCTTGGCGGATCTGCATTGCTGGTTACCAAACGCGATAACGCTTATGGAATCACAGCAGATCCTTTTAACAAAAGCCTGATGGCTACTACTTACTGGAAAATTAGTTTTCGTAAAAATAAAAACCCTGGTCAAAATGGCAGCAACTAAAGCAAAACGGATCATCCCGAAAGGATATAAGTATCAGGAGGAAGATGCCAGCAAAAGAAAAGGCTGGACACTGGTGAGAAAATCAAATATCAACAGAAACCAGGCTTGCCCGTGCGGGTCGGGCAAAAAGTTTAAACATTGCCATATGGCTGACTAAACACCAATCAAATAAATGATACCCCTTAGCATTAATGCCGATAAGTTTCACCTGCCTTCGTCGTGGAACGAACTTACACCCGATCAGCTGCTCAGGGTTGCTCAGCTTATGCAAGCGAACCGCACTCCGGGAGATTATAAGTTGAAGGTATTGCTCAAAATTACCGGGCTTACCGTTGTGGAACAAAAGGAAGTTATGGTTGATGGCGAAGCTCACTTCTATCTTCAGAACCGGAATAAAAAGGTTTACCTTATTTCGATAGAGGCACTGAGGGAAATTACCGATGCCATTGATTTTATGTTTGAGGTTGAGAAACTTTCCGATCCTCCAACCTATATTCTGAGCAGTCGCCTTACCCGAAATATTATTGGCGACATACCAACCAGTTCAGGCAACTGGACAGGCCCTGCCGATCATCTTACCAATCTGATCACCGAGGAGTATATAAGAGCAGAGGTTTCGTATTATCGTTTTCACGAAACCGGCAAGCGAGAATTTGCTGATGCGCTGCTGGCTACATTGTGGCGACCTTATGCCGAAAACCCTTCGAGCATCGATAACCGTGTACCTTTTGACGATGGCATGGTTAACAAACGACTGAGCCAGGTATCTGAAATTCCGGCCATTTACCGTAATGCCGTTCTGCTTTTTTATGCAGGTTGCCGCAGAGCGCTTGCTTCAAAGTTCCGGAATTCATCATCCGGATCGCAAAGCAAAAGCGATAAAGATATTTTCCTGCAGTTTATGCGCATGGTGAATGGGCTTGCCGATAACGATGTTACCAAACATGAGCAGGTGCGCCGTGCCCCGTTGCTTGATACCATGGTAACGATTGACGAGATTGCACGCCAGCAAAAAGAGCTTGAACAAAAAATGAAAAAACACCGCAAATGAACTTCAACTCAGTAACATACTTTACGCAGATTGCCCGAAAACTTAAAGCCATTGGCCACACCGATACCAATAAAAAGTTTTTCAGGGCCAGTAATGTGAATCAGCTTCAGGAGCTGATCCAGAACCTTACATCTGCCCAATATCCGGCGCTTATTTTGTTTGACAAACTTGATGGCCGCTTTGAAGACAACACCAGCAACAATCCAATAGACAGGCAGTTTTACAGCCTGCTTATTGTAAAGCCGGTTGATGGCGAAGACAGCGATTCGCGACGCCAGGTGATTGAAGACTGCAAGGCAATTGTGATGAAGATCTTTG